GAATGAATACCGGCAAGGGTAGCAACCTTATTAAATTAGGGGGGTGCGGGTTCGAATCCCGCAGCGGCTCAAAAAAATAATTTTAAAAAAATATTAAAAAAAGTTTTGCACTTTGTGGAAAAGTATTATCTTTGTGTAACAAAACAAAAAAGCCATGACAACTTTCCAAAAAACATTGATAGCTTATTCAAAAGGTCAAAAATCAATGGCATTTATTGCTTACAAAAATGATCCAACAGCAAATAAAAATTTTACTTTCAGTGAATTTTGCGCTGCATTTGATAAATTAATCCGATTACAAAAAAAAGAGAATTGCCTATTTGGGCTTAATAAATTAAATTAAAACTTGGGGGCTTTGCCCCTTTTTAAACCCCACAGCCATGCCAACAATCATACCAATACCAACAAGCGGAAACTCTAAGCCAATACCTGAATCAGATTTAAAAGGAATGGCAATTTTATCTACTTTAATTTTTTTAATAATAATAATTTATGCAGTTTATAAAAGAATAAAATACAAGAATTGGAATCAAGTTGAATTAGGAATTCTTGCAGGAACTTATATATCAGCATATTTATTATTATTTTCAATACTTTTTTTCATTTATTTATCTCAATTGATTGGTAAACTTTTATAAAACCTAAAACTATGCAACAAAAATCATTTGACCTCACCAAAAGACAATCGTACATCTTTATTGCGATCGTTCTTATTCTCGGACTGATAGCAGATAGTTTTTAGTATGAAAGATCTTTTATTTTTATTATTTTATCATATAGTTTTTGCTCTTTTTTTTAAAGCAGAAAAAACTAATAACGATTGTAAAATAGTTTTAAGATGGAATCCAAAATACAAGCCAACATTAAGGCACGCTTTGAAAAAGCGGGATGGTTAGTAGTAAAGCTTATCCAAACGAACTGCAACGGGATACCTGACCTCATGTGCTTAAAAGGAGGGCGGACTATATTCGTTGAGGTTAAGCAGCCGGGGCGTGAACCTACCGACCTGCAGAAATTCAGGCATACTCAACTCATGCAAAGCGGCTTCAAAGTCTTTGTATTAACCAGCGAAAAAGATATTATAATATGAAAAAAGAACAGCAAAAGCAAATCATTACAGAAATAATAGATGAAGTTGATAAGTTGGCTCACCAATATAATCCAGTTATGAAACTTGATGCTGAATTTATTAGGGCTGGATTCAAAGCAGGTTACAATAAAGCCAAATCTACTCTATATACAGAGGAACAGGTTAGGAAAGTTGTTGAACAATCATACTCATTAGGCTCGGCATATAGAGGAGTGTATTCTAAAAAATTAGAGAATGAAATCATTAAATCACTTAAACAACCTAAAAAAGATTAGTTATGAAAGAATTGATTATAATTTATTTAATGCCGCTGTGCATTGGCATCGTATATGGTGCATATATAATATTATCCATAGACAAAATCACAAAAGATGACAACTGAACAGGCTGTAAAAGCAATACAATCGCATTTAGCTGAACACATTGAAGAGGTGCCGGAAAGGCTTTTAGAGAATATAAAAGACATAATTAATACTACAAGGCTCATAATAAAAAAAGAGGTTATCTGTGAAAACTTTAAAACCGAAAAGCCTAACCTAAAAAAAGAGTGGGCTGAAATATGCAAGCTATACGACCTCGACCCTTTGAAAGCTAAAAAAGGCAGGCAGGCAAAAAAGATATCTGCTAAGGCTCACTTTGTGCGAAAAATAATATTAACGTATAAATATGTTACGTTGATTGACCTTAAAAATTTCTTAGGTTTTGGCGACCATAGCAGCATTATTAATTTGCGGGACTGGTCAAAAGCTGAATGCCCCATCCCTCCATTTTACGGAAAGAGAAGGTATATTATTGACGCTCCGGAAAATCACGGATAAGGCGCTGCAATTTGCGAAGGCATAGGTTAATTGTATTGTAGGCGTTTTTCTTTGCTCTTATCTGGTCTTCCTGTTCTTCATCATATCCATTATAAGACGCTTCCTCAAGCGTTGTAATGACCGTTAGGGCGCAATCAACGACCGCTGTAAGGTCATATTCTGGCAGCTCTATTTTTGCGGATTCATCACTCATAATATTTTGCCTTTATGGATGCGGTAATTACGGACGTGGAAGTCTTTGCCATTTTCTGACAAGTCAACTATCGCCAAACCGTGCGCCCATTTGTTGATGGGCAGGTAGGCGGGGTTTAATTCACAAAGGCATCCCAAACTCCACGTTGTGGTTATTTCGCCATTCATATTGCTTTCCGTGTGTTCACTTACAGCGTGATTATGACCTTGCATGGCTGTAACCTTCCCCCTCAAAAACAACCCCCTTGCAATGTTTACAGGGCTGAAGATGGACTGACCGAACTCGTGACCGTGTACTATATTCAAGTCATTGGCCTTCATTATGCGCTTATCCGTAATCAAATCAATGCCACGTGCATCTAATCCTAAAAGGTGCTTCAGCTCAAATTCTCGCACCCCTAACAGCTCAGGCGCTACTCTCATTAAATAATGCTCATAACGCTCTTCGTGATTGCCTATCTTAAAATAAATCTTAGCTCCGAACTGGCTAAGGATATCCAAAAAATCCCTTGTTGCCTGTAGCTCATGCGCCACTGATCTTTTGCGAGGGTCTTTCATAAAGCGGCTCAATCCGTAAAAATCTATCGTATCGCCATTTAATAAGATTGCGTCCGGCTTTTCACTTTGTATGAAATCAAGGGCGGCAGACAAAGCAGTAATAGAATGGTAAGGAATGTGTATATCACTTAAAACGGCTAATTTTTTGGCTTTGATAATAAAAGGCTCATATTTCGTTTCATCGGATTCAGGGAGCTTCCACGGGTTTTTAGAGCGTTCTTGATGCATAAATAAACTTTTATCTTTTATCCTTTTTTTATTACGGCTGCCATGCTTACCTTCATTATATCTTAATAATGACCTTGCATTATCAACAGATGTAAAAAGTTCTTTATTCTCATTGTATATCAATTTTGCAAGTGTTAGGGTTGGCATATCCATTCCGTATTTCAATCGATATTCCCTTACTATGTTTCCTTTACTAAATTGCTGCATAATAAAGATTGGCTTCCTCTTTTCTTCTATTTATTAAACCCTCAACGGGTTTACGATTACTATTCACCCATCTCATAAATTCGTTTCTTATAGAAGGATCATTAGGATTTGCGTTTACTTTTTTTGCTAATATAGATCTTCCAAAAGCTGCACCGCCAACATTAAAACAAAAAGATATTAAAGCAGATAATTGATTTTCATTAAGATTTACCTTTACTATTCTTTGCACTTCGTCAGCAAATAGCTTTACTTGCATATGTAAAAGCTTATCAGCTCTATCTATTGTAATAATGTCCCCCATTTTTACGCGGCTGCCATTCTCATAAAAAGTAGCTCCATATCCTATTGTTGCAATACCTGATGTGCATAAATAGGCTTTTAACTTTAACCCCTCCCATTTACGTATTAATGCAATGCCTTTATTCATATAATTAATTTAGCAAATTGGCGGCGGAATGAAAAAATACTAAGGCAAATAATTACAACCCACATCCATTTATTACGGGTTTTTAGTTTGCCATTGGTTAATTCCAAACCGTGAATTTTTGTCACATTTTTTTGAATAATAGTGACATATTGCTTATCCTTTTTGTCACAATCATCTTTAAGAGCTTGCAACTTAGCCGTGCTTTCCTGTGTCTTAATTATTACTTTCGTTTCAGGTTTGCAAGGTATCTTTTTTATTACCTCTTTAATCTTATCAATATGTACCGTGTCGCAGTTTGCTGATAGTAAACTATCAATAAGCAAAGCCATGTAATTAAACTCCACTTCGTATTGATGCAAAAGCGCCGTATCTGTTACGGTTATCGTTTCGATTGTTTCGTTTATAGGATATCTTTGAGCGCATTCCTTTGCAGTTGCTTCAGGTAAATTATCCATCATGCGATGTAACTTTTTAGGGTTTGCGCATGATGCTAACAAAAGTAAAAAAACTAAATATTTGCCCATATTAAAAGAATGAAAGTATAAATCCTGACATACCGCCTGCAATAGTGTAAACCGCATCCCGCCAGTCGAATTTTCCGTAATCCAAAACATCCTTTAATTCCTTACCTATGGCAGCTGCTAATACAGAGCAAAGAACATAAAGCCAACAGTATTGTACTTCTAAGGCTTTAAATAAAATAAGGGCAGCAAAGCTAACCCATACGCCCGCCCAAAAGTGCATCTCTTTATCCTTCGGTGTCATTTTTCTTATCTGTTTTAGTTGAGCCGAAATAAAACCCTATCACACCTGCTAAGGCACCGCCAAAGATAAACCCGCCCGCCGTTAATACTAAGTCATGATTCTGTTCGGGTATCGGTTTTACCTGTAATAGATACAATAAAAGAAAACTACCTATTACAATGATAATTGCAAGGCTGTTACGGATATCAGTTTTCGTTAGTCTTTTTAACCATTCTGGCATATATTCTATTTTTAAAGTCTTTAATATTTTTGTACGCTCCGGGAAGGTTTTTAATGATAAAAAGTATTTGAGCAATAACCGATATAATAAATAAGGTATCATGCTTGCTTAAAAAGCCTACAATACTCATTACAGTTAAAAAGAAATACTCAATTTTTGCGCTCATATTCTACGGCTTTTTTCACGTGATCTTTTTCAATTACATTCAACAAATTACAAACCTTCTTACCTAAATACGTTAATGTTTTCGTTTCAGCATTTACGCCTAATACAAAACTAATAGTTTTGTCCATATCTCCAAATTTGTAACCTTTCCTTTTTATCAATGTAAGGTTAAATAATTCAGCACAAACCAAATTACCATGCTGATCTATTGACTTTGCTATTTGGAAAAGGTAGCTGTCTATTGACCTGAATAGCGTTGCAATTACTTGAAAGGTAAAACCTATCGGAAGCAAAACAACCGATATTAAAAGAGCTACAATCAAAAGGATAAACCCTCTCATATCTGTATCGCTTCCGCTTGCACAAATATATCATCAACCTGAGCATCCGTTAAGCTCAAAACCCCTTTAATAAAATCTACCGTCGGGCTTGATCTCTCTGTTTTGCTACCATAATCCCACGCCCTTTTGGCTATAGTTTTTTGCGGCTCAGTTAATTGATTGAGCGCGTCCGTTACCGATTGCTCCAAATTATCCAATGCAAGAATAGCACGCAAACGCCACGTAGGCACATCGAAAGGTACTATTTGAGGTTCAGGTATTATCTGTTCTTCATATTCAACAGGCTGAATATTTGCCCATTCAGGATTAGTTTGCTTAAATAATGCAACATCATTTAAACTACTAAAATCTATTGATTTATTATCTTTTGTTAATTTATACTTTATCATCTATCTGACTGATTTAACTGATTAAAAGTAGCGT